GAAGAACTCTGGAAGACTGAACATTCTTTGTCGGAATTTACTGATCCGAAAAACTTCAAATCCTATACAGAACTGAAGGAAAAGTTGGATCGTGTTTTGGGAATTACAACTGGTACTGCTGAAAAGGATGAAGATGTTCCTTTTGATGGTGGTAAACCCTTCACACCTCAAGAAACTCCTGAGACAGCAGTAACTGCTGAAACAGATAGTTCAGAAGAGTATTCCTATTTCTCAAAGTTAGCTGAAGGCAACTAATGTCGGAAAGTAATAATAATACTATGTATGGATTTTTATTTTGTGTTTTTGTGATTAGTCTATCTGTAGCGTGTTGGGGTTCGCCTGATTTGGTTGATGCCTTTATTTACTATCTTTCAGATGGATATTACAAGAATTAACCAGTTGGTAGATTAATTCCACCATTTCCTGGTGCTATTGCAGGCGTAGGTAACATTAGTGGTTGTGATGATTGATTATTTAGTGAATTATCTTCATTATTTACAATTACTGTAGTAGCACTAGTTCCCCCTAAACTATTAGATTCAGTTTGTAATTCAGCAAGTTGATGTCCTGTATCTATTTGTGTTTGTTGTCCCTTCATCAGTTCGAATGAAGATTCGGCAAGGCTAGGATTAGCAAATAATCCACTAGGGCCTGTAATGAAACCTTGTTTAAGAAGTAGGTTTGTTTCAGTTATCAATCCTGGGATAACATCATCACCACTAATAGAAACATTTCCTACCATACTTCCCATAGCTTTTGAGAATTCAGTTAATTTATTCATATCAATTTCATCCATAAAATCATCTAGTGCTTCAGCAGTTTTTTCTATATTAGATTCTCCTAATACATTCATAGCTGTAGCAAGACCTTTGATACCTGCAGACGCGTCTTTCAATCCTGGTCCAATTTTTGCGAATCTCTGAAATTTATCAACAGGATCGGTTGCACCAAAAAATTTACCTATTCCCTCAGAAATACCGGCTAATAATCCACCTGCTCCAAAAGTTGCAAGCCCCTTACCTAATGATGTAATTCCATCACCAACCATTGCGAAATTTGATCCATCTATTAGTCCAAATTTCTCTACAGATGTCGCGACACCTTCTAATCCTTTTGGGTCATTGAGTAATGCGGCCAATGCTCCTCCAGCACCAAACGCTAGTAATCCTACACCAACATCCTTCATACCAGTACCAACTGTTGAAAGATTTGTTGAATCTATTTTCCCAAACATTTCGACACTTTTTGCAACTGAATCTAATCCACCTTCTTCAGTCTTCAGTAATTCTGCTAATTTACCACCTACTCCAAATACGGCCAATCCTTTTCCAATAGCTGCCATACCTGTACCAACCGGTGCAAGGTTTGCTGAATCAATCGCTCCAAATTTTTCAACGGATTTGGCTATACCTTCAAGTGTTTCTTTGGAAGGCATTGCTGCACCACCAATCATAGCTCCAACAGAAAATAGAACAAGACCACCAGCTAGAAGTGCAAGTCCTCCAGCAACTGCTGCCATATTACCAGCATCAAGTCCAGACAATCGTTCTATTCCAGTAACTATTGAATCGATTACTCCTTCTATAGTTTTACCAATTGCTGTAATCAAAGCTGAAATGGAATCAATAACCTTTTTTACATTATCACCAATAGAGTTGATAATTCCTTCTATAGACGTTCCAAGTTTTTCAATACCTGCGGAAATAGAATCAATAATTCCAGATATAGAAGTACCGATCGCTTTTATAATAGGTTCTATCTGGTTAACTACATTATCGAAACTACCTAATATTTTTTCAATTACACTACCGACTGTTGTAACAATATTTGATATCACGGCTGATATTGCAACAATGACAACTTCAAGATTTTTAAAAATACTTTCTATTACTGGGGCAAAAGCAACTATAACTTCTTTAACAGCGGTAATGGCTGTTTCAATTGCTTTTATTACTGCTTGTATGGTTTCGTTGAGTACAGGATCAGTAATAATATCTTTTATTACTTTGAATATATCTACAATAATTGGATGTAATGCTTTAATTACAACGGCAAGCCCATCAAAAAAATCTGTTATACCTGGGCCAGCCTCTTTAATCATTTTACCTATACCAATCAAGATCTTTTCAAGGATAGTTCCAACTGCTTCACCAAGTGATTCTATTATACCCGTAACGAATTCTAATGCTGCCCCTTTTCCTGCAATCTCATCAAACACTTTAAATGCTGCAGCAAGTCCTGCAGCAAATATTGGAAGTGAAAGTGCCAAAACTGATACACCTACTAATACCAAAGGATTAGCAAAGGCCATTAATCCTCTTGCTATACCTGTTAAAATTCCTTCAATTCCCTTTCCTATACTTTTCATACCGGAGCCTAATGCCTTCACAGGATTCATTACAGCTCGCCCCATCTTAGTGAAAAATCCTCCGGCCTTTGCCTCTTCAACTTTAGCATCAGGTACACCTTCTGCACCTCCCATTGCGCCTCTTGCAGATTCTGCCGCGGCTTCTCTAGCGGCACGGGAATCTTCTAAACTTAAATTAAGAATATTTCCTAATACATTCAATACGCTTAAGCTAGTTTCACTAATTGATTTAAGTAATCCAGTATGTGCTTCAAGGGGAGACTTTGTTTCTTCATCCGATTTGAAGGAAGAAATAGCGGTAGACATGTCACCAAGAAGATCAATTTGTTTTTGGGCAAGGGTATTGTCTGCATCCGCATGCGCATTATTTTCAGCGCGCATTTTATCTATTAAATCACCTAAAATCTTATCTGTTGTTCCGGCAGCAGCCATTTTTATTAACCTTTCATTTTTCTGTTTTCTTGTCTCACTCTTTCATTTTCTTCTTTAATCCATTGCTGTAATAGTGTCACATATATTGTTCTTTCATAAGGTAACATATTCTCTAATTCTGTTAAACTCCACCTATGATGCTGAATCATGGCGAAGTTTGTTTGATAATGGTTCGCCAAGGAGTCATGACTCAGCGCTATGCGAAAAAAGAATCAATCCCCGTTAATGTCAGGGTTTTAGACTTTTCACATTTTGGACAAACCCAATCCACATCATGACTTACTCTGGGCATTGATTCAAAAAAATCTTTAATTTTAGTAAATTGACCTGAACTAAGAGATTCAAGAAAATCATTTAGTTCTTTTTTACTAGAATCTTTTGCTTTATAAATTTCATCTTTTTCCCAAATATACTCAATACAGTCTGCAATTAGTTTGAAGATGTTTTCTGGTTTTATGTCTCCAGTTTCATTAGTATATTTTTGTACTATTTCAGTTTGGGGAAATATCATTTTTACCCCAATAGTATCTGTAATTTTTATTTCTGGAGATTTAATTTTTGAAGTATCTACAGAAATATCATTAATATCAATGCTCAAATTACAGACATCTTCTTCAGTCGCCTCTTCACAACAACTTGTAAAATTCACTGGTCTAGGTACTGTTATTTCTAATACTTCCCCAACTGATCTTCCCCTGAGTTGTAAAAAGAAATACTCAAGATCAAATGGTGAAAGATCTTTAACTTTTACTTCTCCATTAGTACAAGAAGAAATAATGTCTTGCATAGCTTTGGTCATGGAGCCTGTGTCTCCAGATTCCATTGCCATCAATAATGTTTTCTCTTCCTTTACAAGAAAAGGTCTGTAACTGACTTTCTCACCAGAAGATGGTATTGTCAATTCATATGTTGGTGTGCTTACCTTTGGTAAAGCCATAATATTCTCCTATAATAATGTATAATTAAAAACTAATGGGGGCCAAATGTGGTTTCTGCGTTTACTACATTGTTCGTTGCCAGATTGCCTCCGAATCCCGGTTGTTGCTTTCTTGTTCCCTTTTCATGCCATTGTTTGTATCGTATCGATATTTCAAAATTCCCAAAGTCGTTGTTTTCGTATCCCATAGCATATGCACTTATTCTTTCAGGCCATGCTTCTGTTAGAACACAAGTATATGCTGCATTACTTGGATTTAGCGTGGTTTCCTCTTCATGATAATGTGAGATTTCTACTTGTCCTATCATACTTTTATAATATCTCATATTTTTACTACCAGGGGATTGTACATGATCTAACCATTCATCCCAAAATATTCTAGTACTCCAATCTTGGGGATTTAACATTGTTAACAAGATAGGTTCATATGTAGTTTCGTATGGTACAGTTTTGTTTATGCCATACACTCTTTGTTCGGTTGTTGAAAATTGTTTTGACGGCATTAATACTGAAAGGGCGAGAAAATCAATTTTTCCTGAACCAACACTTGAACTTAATGAATTTGGTGGAGTAATAGAAATAGTGTATTTGTTTCTCTTACTGAGCCCTCCCATTTCTTCAATGCTACTCATAAACTCAGTTGGTGAAAATCCTCTTGGTTGTCCCATAGTTTTAATTTCCTATTGTCTTATTGCGCTGTAAATTTCTTTGCTTTCTGCCCAAACCATTTTCTTACTTGCTTTCTTAAAGTTTTCAACTGGAAGAAAAATAGAAGGTCCCCATTCATCGGGTAGAACAGGAATAAATTGAGTTTTCATATACGTAGTGAGATATCTTTTCAGGCAAGGTTTAGCTCTTTTAAACTTTGTAAATCCTCGTAACATATCATACGTTAATAATATTCTTGCATTTTCTGATAACGTTTTATCGTTCACAAATACTTTAATTTCATCTAATAAGTACGCCCTATCTTTTGGAGCCAAATAATGGAAATTAATTCCAAGAAAACCATTACTATATCTTTCAATAGGCAAGACCAAAGGAAACATATCATAGTATGGTAATGTTATTTTGTGTTTGGGATTATATACAAAAAAATACATCTTCCCCAACCACATTCTTCCTGTTAAGGTCCCCGATTTGGCAGCATCAGTAACTACATCTTGAAATACTGTATCTCTTGCAAGTGCAGTTTTTGCTCGTTCTACAATAGAACGAAACCAAGTGGCGGCCATACGTGCTCTTGCTGCCATATTTCCAGTTGCTATTGCAGTTTTTAAACTTTGTAAATATGTTGAACCTTTAGCCATAGTATAACTATTTAGTATTACTTAGAGTATCTTCAGTCATAATTTTCCATTGCCATCCCTTGTTTTCACAAAATTCTTCTGCGGCTTTCCATTTTGCTTCGTTAATCACAAAGGTCTTCACTTCTTTCAAGTATCTTCTTTTATGTTTTGGATTTTCTTTGGGAGGCTTGGTCTGTTTTTTTGGTTTGATTTCAATTATAGTTTCAGCTTTTGAAGTTTTAACCCAAAAATCTGGATAATATCTGTGCCATTTACCATCAATAGGAGATTTATATGGAATGATAATCTCTTCACTATTCCATTGGAGCACTCCAGGTTGTCGATCTAGGTATTTCATGAAGTCTAACTCCCAACCAGACCGATAAATTATATTGCTGGAGTTTCCCTTATACTTTTCCCTGTTTTGGGGCCTAAATTTTCCTTTGTATCTCATATAAATATATAGAACCTCAATAGAATTAATTTTATAGGAAATGAACTAATGGCAACTCCAGAATCATATCGTACTTCAGATGCCTCAGGATCTACAATGGGCAGAACTCTTTATTTAGAATATCCACCCGCTCTTGCAGCGACCGGGGCGGGATCTCTTAAACATTGGGTAACTTTTGAAGCTTTCGATTTTAGAGAAAAATATCAAACTCTTGGTATTGATTTATATATTCCACCAGATGCTCTAGCTACTTCATATAAGTCAGATTACGAATCTGCTGCATTAGGTCAACTAGCAGGACGAGCAGTAGAAGCTTTTAGAGAAAGTGGTGGGAACGTAGAGAACTTAGAAAAGACTCTATCAGCAAAAGCTGCAGTTACTAAAGGCGCGTCAACTGATATAGTGAAACAAGCTGTAACACCAGCAAAATTTAAAACGGCAATGCAGGCTGCAACTGGTCAAGTAATGAATCCATATATTGTTGCCGCATATAAAGGCCCAACACAAATGCGTGAACATAAATTTTCTTTTAAAATGATGCCTGAAGATGAAGCCGAATCTAGAAAATGTGTTATGATTGGAAATGCATTTAAACAAGCTATGTTACCTGCTCATACAGGGGGAGATAATTCAACTTCTCCTACAGGATTGTTTGGATATCCAGATGAATTTGAAATTTCTTTTACTGTAAATGGTAAGAGCTTGAAAGATAGAACTGTCGATAATCCAATGTTTAATATAGGTAGATCTGTATTAACTGCTTGTGATTTA